TCTTCGTTTTTTACTAATTGTCCGGAACCATCAGCCGTTGCATTTAAATGCCCAGATGATACACGAACGACTTTTAACGCATTGCCATATTTTAAAAATGACGCAGCAGTTAGAAAGTATTTAGCAGTATTGTTGTCCGGTGTACCAAATTTTTCTAGTAGTTCGTTTTCAGAACCAACTAAGCAAACTTCGTTCGTAGGACCCCAATTAAATGAACCTGCAAATCCACCAATAGATGTTGAAACTGCAGGAATCACGTTTGTGGCGTCGATTTCTTTAATCTGAACGCCTGGTGATACTTGAAATGCCATCGCTTTATCCTCTAATTTTTATTGAGTTAGTTAATATGTTCCATAATACGGTTATTTTCAATCATTATTATTTATACTTTTTTAGTCTTTAGTGTAATCGTCATCTTTGCCAGCATAGTCTGATACTACAAATTTACGGTTTGGATGTACTGAAACTCTTAATTTTGTCATAGTTTTTCGATTAACTAACATTTCAGATGCTGTATCTTTTAAAGTTAATCCTATTTCTATGATATATTTCCTATTATTAAATGTAATACCATGCTCTACAACTGGTCTTGTATCAAAATCTTTCTTACCTCTTTTAGGTGTTGATATATCTACAATATCACTTTCAAACTTTAATCCATTTTTCTTCCATTTAGCAGTATCGCCATCAACCTCTAATTCATCTACATGTAGCATAGTTGCTGAAGCTGAATTACCTGTATCAAACTTAGCTCTTATAAGATTATTTGGCATACCATCTAATTCAATGGATTCTATATACCCTACTTCTTTTCTCATCATTGGTCTTCTATTCTCTTCCAATGATAACCTATCAATTACTTTTCCTAATACAACTTCATCAGCTATCTTTTTAGTTGGTTCACCTTCTGAGTCATATCCCATGAAATGAGACCTAATACCTGGTGACCCATTTACTTCTAATACGTATATGTTCTTACCAACCTTACAATGGTCAACACCACAATATACTGCACCTGATGTTCTAGCTGCTTCTATTATAACTTTTCTTTCTAAATCTGTTAATACATAAGGAGTTGTATCAGCTCCTAGATGTACGTTATTTCTAAACTCCTTTGAGTCTTTTTTAGTTCTTTCGGCTGCACCAATGATTTCACCATTTACCACAAGCGTACGAATATCAGATTTGATATCGAAAAACTCTTGTATTAATAAATCAGCTTCAAACTTCCATAGTGATTGACATACTGATATTAAAGAACTCATATCATTTACTTTAGATACTCCAACACCTTGAGTACCTCTTAATGTTTTTATAATAACTGGAAACTTACCACCTATTTTTTCATGAGCGGTTTCTATTGATTTAACATTATTTACAATAGCTGTTCTTGGAATTGGTATATTATTTCTTTCTAATGCTAATGATGATGCCATTTTGTTATCACATAATAACATAGATTCTAAATCATTTACTAAGAAAAATCCAATTGTTTGGAGAGATGATACTAAGGCTTGAGCTGTTAAAGATTGAATAGCTCCTGCCCTTACAAATATAATTGAGTTATGCATATTGACAGTCATATCTTTATCTTCACCATCAATATTTCTTAACTTAACTTCACCAATCTCAATATCAGATGAAGTAATATAAGCTTGAGTAATATCAACAAGAGTATGTTTCATTCCTCTCTTTTTAGCAACTTTCTGAATTAAATCCGCAAAGGTTCCTTCCTCATCACTGAGACCTAATACAACTATTTCAAGCTCACTTGGTTTTAGTGGCTCTTCAGTTTTCTCGTTTATAAATTCGTTGAACCTTTCCATACTTTCTCTTCGAACCAGATATTTCCATCCTCGTCTTTTATATATTTATTAGCGTTTACATTTTCATCTGTGGTAAACCCAAACGGTAGCATATCATCTTGTATCTCTTTTAACCTTTCATGATATAACATATTTTTCATATCAATATTAGTTAGAGATTGGAATACATCCGTTGTAGTAAACCAAGCAAATAAAACTAAGTTCATCATCAAGTCATCGTGGTTTGGTGCTATAGCCATAAATGAACTTCCCCTTGAAACAAAGGTACTCATTTCAACTATTGTTTGTGCATCATGTATTGTTAACTTATTTTGTTCTATTAGGTCTTTTATACCTGAACATCCAATACGCTTAACTCTTCTAGTCATAGTTACGCCAATTGCATTGGCCTTTATACTAGATTCAACAAACACATTCTCATATTCTAAATCATAATATAAACCATTACAAACTACAGCACCTTGGTCATTACTCTCTACCACGACGTATGCATCATTATATGTTTTTGCATACTTATAAATGATGTCAGGTAGAATCATCGGAGATATATTATTATCTCTAAAAACAGCTACCTGTTCAAAAGGTTTTGTACTCACATCGATTATTGTAAAAGTACTATAATCTTGATTCCTACCTTTTGATACATCAACAGTCATAATATACTCATGTCCTTCTTCAGGATTTTTGTATATTAAAGTTTTTTCATTAACAAACTCTGGCTCTTTACTTTGCTGTGATAGTAAAGCATCAGCACTTATTAATGTATTACCTCTTCCATGGAAAGTATTACCAAACTCTTGCTCAAACTGTAATTTTGAAGTATTTGATATTGTAGTTTCTTTCCACTTCTCATCTCTACCAGGAACATCCCACCAATCAACTCTAAAAGGTTTGAACTCATTTGTATTTTGAACTGCACCTTCCCAGAGTTTATGATATACATTCCCTATACCATTGGCTGTTGAACAAATTATAATTTGTGTATCTTTACCAGCCGTCACAACCGGATAAGTAGAAGTATAGAATTGTGCATCGTTATCCACAAATGCAAACTCATCAAGGAAAAGAAGATTAACTGACAAACCCCTAATGGAACTTGCAGATGTGGCATTCGCCACTATTTTTGAGTTATTACTAAACTCTATACTTCCCTTATTCAAAGCCTTACAACCCGGTTGTAAGAAGTAAGGCAAATTTTCTAAAGCCAAAGTAATCCTGGCTAACATCTCTCTTGCTATTGCACCTTTGTTTGCTAATATTGCAATAGTTTTTTCTGGATGAAAACAAGCATACCATAAAAGATATACTACTGATGATATAGATTTACCACTTTGTCTACAAGCTAATACGATACTAAATCTATTATCGTTAAAATGCTTGAACATATTCTCTTGATATTCATATAAATTAAAAGGAACTAATCCTTCATCAAGAGATATAATCTTTACATATTTACGTGCAAAGTATGATGGGTCTTCCAAACACTTTTTATATTCAAGTATTTCTTCCTTCGTAAAGGAAGTTTCAACGCCATCTCTCTTTACGTTTGGATTACCTAAATATCCAAACTCGTTATTCTTGACTCTCTGCATCGATTACATTATCCTTATCTAATAACATTCTTTGTAAGTCTGTAGTACTACCAACAAATACATTATTATTCGTCACCTTTCGATTAACTTCATCTTCTTTTTTATTTGTTAAATCATCTTTTTGTTTTTGTAGATTCATTAACTTTTCAGTAGTATCACCTAAATCTTTTATTGTTTTTGATAATACTTCAAAGGCTCGCGGGTGCTCGCTCTCACGTGCGAGTTCAGCTAAAACATCTAGTGAACTTGTCCCTGTCCTAATTAAATCTTTATATGTGTTCCTTGAGAACTCATAATCGTCTTTTATATCTTTATCTACTAAAGCACGATTAGGAATCTTACTCGGAAGATTCTTATCCAATGCTTTCATCATTTTATCTTTTTTCATTATGTCACTATATCTAATCTACCACCCATACCACTGTGATTTGCACAGAAATAGTATAGTGTGCTAGGTGTATCACTATCCACTGTTATTTGTATTTGTGTACTTGAGTTCTCATTTACTCCACCAAGATATTGGTCTCCACCTGCGTGTGTACCATCACTTGTAGTAGAGAATTTTAATGGGTGGGCTGATGGATAATTAAATACATATGTTCCACCTCTTTGTAAAGTAAATCCTGCTTGTTGTGTTGTACCATAATAGTATGCATTTCCTGTACCAATTGTTTTTGCTGCTACAGTAAGTGTATATGTTGAAGTACCTGTCTGTACGTTTTGGCCACCACCATCAATCGTGGTTGTGACTGTATAATTATCTCCTGGTTGAGCCTCTGGTTGTGTGACTCTTATATCCATCTCTTCTAATAATTGGGACATACTTCTATCACCTTCAAAATCAATATTAATTTCTCTTATAATTCCAGTATTAGATGCTGGTCCATAGAACTTCATTTTCATAGTAAAATCTAGTTGATATGTGAGTACTCTTCTTGTTGTATAATCACCTTCATATTCATCAGCTATTGAAACTGAACTTAATACTAAAGGAACATCTTGTTTTAAAGTTGTCCAACCATCAATTGGTTTTATTGTGACTGTATACTCTGGTTGAAAATATGGAAGTATTTGTTCTACTAATTGTAAACCATCATCTTGGTTTTTAGCTAAAATATATAACGACATACCAATATCGTATGTAGTATAATGTTTAATTAATTTTTTCTTAGTATTATCAGATGCGTTTGCTTCTTCAAGAGCCGCTCTTTTTACTAATCTTTGATTTGGGTCCAAGGCCAATGATGTAATTTCAAAAGCCATTCTTGGTAATTTAATTGCAAGGGATGCATCCTTACCTGTATCTCTATCTAATGCTGCAATAAATTTTTGTTTAGGTCCATAAGCTAATGGTACTTTTAAAGTATTAATAATATTACCAGCTGCGTTTCTTCTTACAACTTTTAAATTATTAAATAGTGTACCAAAAACCGCTACCGATTTTCTCACTGTTGCATGATAGAATGGGTCACCAAACATTAGTATGTCTCCGATGGGTCACCAAATGGATTGACTTCAGAAAAGTCTAAGAATCCATCTGCTACAGTTTCAAAATCTACATTTTGAGCTAATGGGTCATCAGCCCAACTGGTTCCTGTTGTATCAGTGGCTGTATCTAAAAGAGTTGTGATTGTGGCACCAGCCTGTGAGTTTATTCCTGTAATAGCACCGCCTTGAGTAAACTCTTTATAATCAGTTGTACCCGTGACTTGTATTTGGTCTAAGAATAATCTCATTGTTGTTGTGGATGATTTAACTCTTTGTACAATCTCACCAGAAACTATAATATCTGGATCAGTACTTGTATCTAATACTTGTTGAACTCTCTCACCATCAAATAAATAGTTTGAAGCTGTGGCAAGAGTTATATCCATTGCTAATTGATAGTTCTCATCGGCAATATCATCAATGGCAGCAATTTCTGTATCGAAATCTTCTGATGAGTACTCAAATATTTCGGTTGTTAATTTATAAACTGGTAAATCAGATAGTTGATAGAATGGTTTATCATCTTCCACATACATAATCTCAAAGAATGTATTTGTCATTGGAAGGAATAATAAATCACCTTCTCTTGGTTTTGGATTAGCAGCTCCAGCGTATGATGTATCTGTGGAAGCAACTCTTCGTTCCCATACTCTACGTGATATTACAAACTCTGCTTGGTCACGTATTTCTAATCCGAACTTAGAGTATAAATCTATTGTATTATTAAATCCATCTACGTTTTCTAAATATGCTTCAATTAAATATGCATCATCAAATTTAGATGCTGGGTCTTCATCTAATATTGCATCACTATTAATTAAAGTACGTGGAATATAGTATATGTCTTGCCCATAGATTTTGAGAGACTCTACTATTAGGTCTTCATAAAGTTGTTGCTCAGACCTTACAGCCTGGCTAAAATAAACATTCCTAGGCATTTATTACCCCGAGTAAAAATCAACTGGTCTTTCCCAATTCAATCTTGCTTCTTCTTCTAATTTTTCTATATCTGCTAATGCATCGTCATATAATTGACGACCATTAAATGCAACACCACCTGGCATTTGCATTCCTTCGAACTTCAATAGGTTTTGTCCCCATTGTCTTTTGATTAAAGCAGTTGCATATTTTTTTAAATAATAATCATTAAATACATCAGTATAAGTTGCTGGGTCTATAATCCTAACACACTCAACAACAATATGTTCATCAGGTAATACTTCTTCTTCCCAATCCATAAATATTTCAAGAGTATTTCTATGTCTGTTGAAGTCAATATGTTTTTGGTCAGAATCTATAACCTTATCTAAAAGGTCTAAGTATTCCATACTCATAACATATTCAGCTAAACTTCCCATAAAGCCTAGGTTATACATGTCGTGTAAGTGTATTTGATATCTTACGTCAAACATATCGCTTGAGGATACATCATCACGTATTGGCATTACTCTTACAACATCAGTAATTAAACTATTAATAGGAATATATTTATTTTCTATATCCCCTTTTACTATTCCACCTGAAGATGAAATAACTCCGGTTGCTCCGGATGTTCCACCCGTGACTGTTTCACCACCTACAAAAGGTTTACTTCTATCTTTGATATCATTATATTTTAATGTGGATGTTGATGGTACAGCTTGAACTGTTGATTCAGCTCCTGAGGTTCCACCAGTAATTACTTCACCAACCACAAAAGTTCCAGTCGTTACGGCCTGAAATATGAGTTCACTATTTGTGACTTTATGTTTTAAAAAGAATTTTTCTGTAGCATCATCATGATATGTTTGCCAGAATTGTATAGCTTCATCGACTCTATCGTCTAATTGGTCATCATCGACATTGACTTCAATCACTGGAAAACCCAGTTGTCTAAGACAATAATCTTTGAATGTATCTTTGCTATTTGGCACTGCCATAATCTTCTCTTCCTATAATTCTATTTATACTTCTGTGTATTCCATTTCTTTCAATACTGTTTCTTTTCTTAAGTTAGTATGACCATCAGATTCTGAATTTTCTTCATCTTTAACAAGTTGTATTGTCCACTTATTATCTGAATCTTTTGACCATTTTAATAATCTTTCAGTATCAATAGCTATTGTTCCTTCCATAATTTTCTCCTATTATCCTGTAAAGTTGTAATGAGCATTTTCTTGATATGTTGCTACTGCTTTGTTAGCACTACCCGAATGTTGTGAATCTATCCAAGTAATTATATATTGACTCCAGTTTCCTGCGTCTAAATTTGTGACTGTTCCACCTACTACGTAAAATTGTACTCTATCACCAGCATTTACATCAAAACTAGCATGATTCTGTATTGTAGACCATGTAGTCGTATCCGGTGCGTGTGGTGTTAATTGATAAGACATTACTCTATTGTTAGCATCGTTTGCTGGTGCACGATAAATACGTGAAGCAAAATAACCAGAAGTATTACTGGTTATAAAGTCTTGAGCCATCGTGACTAATACTTTACCATCACGTTTTATGTGTACTCCATAGTTTCCGTTATTGTCCAGTTCAAATATTTCTGGATTCATATAACCACCATTACTATGTTGCGCTAAGTCAATATAGCCTCCATTGTTTGTCACCAAAGTGGAAGCTGAACTTGATGTCATAGTAAACATAGCAGTTTCTACATTTCCGTATTGAGGTCCACCTGCGTTTAAAAGCTTCATATCTTCAGCCTTCGCTTCAAAGCCTATACTTCTCCAACCAATTAATGTATTATGAATACTCGAGCCAAGGTATAATCTCATTCTTACGTATATATTACCAGTAAATGTACCATCATAACTTGAGCCCATACCTGACATAGTACCAATGCTATCAAAGTCTAAAGTAGCGGTTGTTGATTCTGTCCCTGCATTAAAAGCAGCTGAAGCGGCCTGTGTATAAACGTAATCATCAAACGAATAATGTATAGATGTCACTCGAGCAGTTGCATCGGCTGAATTTGATACGGTTTGATTTATTTTTAAATGAGTTGCTTTATTTAATGCAATTTTAAATTTAATATATGAATTAGTTGTACCTGACCCTTTACCAGCCAATACATAATATATTCCATTACTATAAGCACCTGGCTCAAAATCAACGTTATAAGAACCATATACTGCCTCATGTAAAGCCTTTCTTACATTTACATTATTGTCTGTACTACTCCAGCCACCACCTTCAAAGTTAGCATAATGAGTTGACCTTATATCAACATTATCAGCAGCTCTTATTACTGCAGCTTCAGAAGAAACTCCGGTACCACTTGATATACGCATTTTTTCTGCGCCACCTGTGACAAACTGTAATGTATCACCTGTTGGTCTTGTCATACCTGTATTAGTGTCATTTGTAAAACTATAACTTGGATTAGCTACTCCTAGAGGATAAGCTTGTACTTGACCTGTACCACCATTTATTCTTAAAACTTCACCAGCAGTTTTTACTCTAAATTCGAAACCATCATCACCATTTTTATTTTCAAAAATTGCAGTTTCACCATCGGTATACATACCTAGTCTATAATTAGATGTACCACCAATTTGAATAGCTGGATTAGTTGCATCGCCTGTTGCATTGCTTGAGCCTACATGAAGATTTGCATTTGGAGAAGTTGGTCCGATACCAACTTTACCTGAAGCATCGATACGCATGGCGATACTTTTTTCTCCTACTCCAAGACTTAAAGTTTGGTTAGCAGATGAACCACCAATATATAATTG